TATGTTTACCGATCAGGCTGAGCAGAAGATTTATAACACTGTTCAGATACCGGCTTTGCGTCGTAACCAGACTGGTAACCTGACTTCTGGAAATAAGTACTTGGTGTTCCCGACAGACTTCTTGTATTCGTTTTCTTTGGCGGTTATTGACGCTCAGGGCAACTACGAGTACCTGCTGAATAAGGATGTTAACTTCATCCGCGAGGCATACCCCGGACCTACTAACACTGGGACGCCCAAGCATTACGGCCTTTTTGACGATACAGCGTTCATCATAGGCCCAACACCGGACGCATCATACGAGGTAGAGCTGCATTACGGTTACTACCCAGAGTCTATTGTTACTGCCGGTACTACGTGGCTTGGCAATGAGTTTGATTCTGCGCTGTTAAATGGTGCGCTGGTTGAGGCAATACGCTTCATTAAGGGTGAGCCAGATATGGTAGCCTTGTATCAAAGCATGTACGTAGACGCTATGGCGCTACTCAAAAACTTAGGGGACGGCAAGATGCGGGAAGATATGTACCGTTCTGGTCAACTCCGTATAACCCCGCGTTAATTTAAGAGGAAACACAAATGGCTATTTCACAGGCTATGGTTACATCGTTCAAAGTTGGCATCCTTGATGGGACGTTCGACTTTAGCAGCGGTACAGGACAAGTATTTAAAATTGCTCTATTCACCTCAGCAGCTACGCTAGATGCGACTACTACTGCGTATTCTGCGACTAATGAGGTTGCGGGCACAGGCTACGTAGCAGGCGGTAACACCCTAAGCATTTCTGCCAACCCAGCTTCTAGTGGCACTACAGCGTTCCTAGACTTTGCAGATACTACATGGTCTACAGCGACTATTACTGCTCGTGGCGCTTTGATCTACTTGGCTAACGGCGGCACTAACCCTGCTGTTGCAGTTCTGGACTTCGGTGCGGACAAGACCTCTACTGCGGGCGACTTTACTATTGTCTTCCCAGCGGCTGACGCGAGCAACGCTATAATCCGTATCGCTTAGGTCCTGATATGACTGACGTTACGGTCCCACTCTCCGGTTGGGGATTCAGCACTTGGGGTACGGATTCGTGGGGCGAAGGTAATGCTCTGCCTATCGGTACAGGTGCTGTAGGGACTGTAGGTGTTACGGGTGATGCAGTTGTAAGTGTTACCGGCGTAGTTGGCACAGCGGCTCTAGGTACAGCCATAGCGCAAGCAAATGCAAGCGTTTCGGTTACTGGGCTTAGCGCCACAGGCGAGACAGGTGTTGCAGTATTTAACGCTACTGTTTATCTAGGCGGTTGGGGTCGAGGGGTCTGGGGTCAAGGTTCGTGGGGGCAGTCACTAGGTCTCCAAGCTACCGGCGAGATAGGCTCAGTCGAAGTACAGGAAGGCGTTGGGGTATACGTCACTGGCGTACAAGCTACAGCTACCCTTGGCAATATTGCGGTTGAGGCCGATGGAGCGATAGAAGCTCTCGGCAATGCAGCTACCGGTGAGATTGGTACGGTAATAGTTAACGCAGATGCCAACTTCTCTGTTACAGGCGTTGAAGGTACTGGAGCACTAGGCACAGCCGGTCCGATAACCGAAGTAGACATTTTTGTCACAGGCGTAGCCGCAACCGCTACAGCGGGCAATGTAGAAATAATCGGGGATTCGTCTCTTGATGCTACTGGGCTGCAAGCCACCGCTACACTGGGCAATATCACTGTACTGTTACAGCAAAACGTCAACGTCACCGGCGTTCAGGGCACTACAGCACTAGGCGAGACAACCGAGACAGCAGGAGCCAAGGTATACGCCATTGGCGTACAGGCCACAGGTCAAGTCGGAACAGTTCTAGTTTGGGGTGAAATCGTACCGAATCAGAATGCAGGATGGGTAGACGTAGACGACAGTCAAACACCTAATTGGACGGAAATAGCAGCATGAAGACAGTAAACGAAGCAAAGAACTTGGGTAGCGCAATAGACCCTAAGCATGAAATTGAAGTGGTATGCGGCAACTGCGGGTACGATGTAAACGAGGCTGAATTAAGCGCTGACACTTGCTCAGATTGCGGCGAAGCACTAAACTTACGACAGAATACAAAGATTTACGCGACAAGCATCCCCGCCGCTGGCGGCAGCACGTTAGTGTAGATACTGGAGAAATTAGATGGCTACTTATGTAAATAACTTACGGCTCAAAGAAATCACCACGGGTGATGAAGACGGCACTTGGGGCACCAGTACTAACACTAACCTTGAGCTGATTACCGATGGTTTTAGTTACGGCACGAAGGAAATAGCGGCTGACGCTAACGAAACCTTCACCATGCCGGACGCGACAGCAGATGCCACGCGCTCTCTGTACTTAAAGTTTACTTCGGCAGTATCGCTAACAGCGACTCGTGAGATTACTCTTGGACCAAACACGGTATCTAAGACGTGGATTATTGAGAACGCTACTACTGGCGGCCAGATCATCACGATCAAGCAAGGCTCAGGTGCTACGGTAGACATAGCTAACGGCGACAAAACAATGGTCGTCACAGATGGTGCGGGTGCAGGCGCTGCGGTATTTAACGCTAATGCTTCAACGGGCGTAGTAAACTTAGCTACCGGCGTAACCGGTGTGCTCCCCATAGCTAACGGCGGTACAAACCTAAGTACTCTAGGTACAGCAGGTCAAGCACTCGTAGTAAACAGCGGTGGTACCGCATTGGAATATGGTAGCGCGGGTGTATCCGCCGGACTAAGTATCGCTCTTGCGATGGTCATGGGATTCTAGGAGAAGGTAAATGGCTAACCCCAATATAGTAAGCGTAACAAGCATTTTAGGAAACACGACGTTCCTGACTCCCGCAAACACAACAGCTAACGTGCTTTTGTCTAACGCGGCGTCTTCTGGTGACGTACTTAAGATCAACCAGATCGTAGCGGCTAACGTCAACGGCACAAGCGCCGTGGATACCACTGTGGCTATAAACAACGCGGCGGCGGGTGCGGGTACTTCTTTCCCTGTCGTCTCTACGGTGTCAGTCCCTGCGGATGCGTCTATTATCGTAACGGACAAGACCACGGCGATTTACCTAATGGAAAATCAGTCCATCGTAGTCACTAGCGGCACATCAAGCGGCATCAGCTACACTATTAGCTACGAAGCGATCTCTAGCTCGTAAGGAGTAGGGTATGTCTAATAGATGGACAGGCGGATTTATCCAAGCCTTTTTTGACCCGTTGACGGAAGGTCCTACTACGGCTTTTCTTTATGGTTGGGGAAGAAATGACATAGGGCAGATAGGAGACGGCACAGCTATAAGTAGATCTTCTCCGGTCCAAATAGGGTCAGAAAATACGTGGGCAGAAGTTGGTAATTATTCCACAGGCGGCGGAGCTGTAAAAAATAACGGAACACTATGGACATGGGGACTCTCTTCGACAGGTCAGCTTGGAAATAATGCAAACATAACCTCATCTTCTCCCGTCCAAGTAGGGGCGTTAACTACATGGTCTAAAATTTCAAAAGGGGGAGTCAATGCAGGCGCTTTTTACGCTGTTAAAACCGACGGCTCGTTGTGGGCGTGGGGGAATGGTGGCAGCGGTAGATTAGGACAAAACAATACGATCACTTATTCTTCCCCTGTCCAAATAGGCTCCTTAACCACGTGGCTCGAGGCGGCGGCAGGAACCTATCATGCTCTTGCTTTAAAAACCGACGGCTCGTTGTGGGCGTGGGGAAATAATGGGTGGGGAAACCTTGGCGACAATAATACTGTATATAAATCCTCCCCAGTGCAAGTGGGGGCATTAACTGACTGGGTTGGAATTTCAGCAGGGGCGGAATGTTCGTTTGGCGTAAGGTCTAACGGGACAGTTTGGAGTTGGGGAAATGGCTCAGGCGGAAGGGGCGGAAGGGGTAATGTCCTCGCCGTATCATCACCTACTCAAATAGGAACCCTAACTAATTGGGGAAGCCAAATATCGTCTGGGGGGTCTTTTTATATAGTAAAAACTGATGGAACCTTATGGGCATGGGGCAGTAATTCTTCCGGAGAATTAGGCCAGAACAATACAACTACAGCTAGTTCCCCAGTGCAAGTGGGTTCTCTCACAGACTGGTATAAAGTTAGCGTAGGTAATGAGTTTGGGTATGCAATAAAAACCGACGGCACTCTTTGGGCCATTGGTGCGGCTTCTTTTGGAAAGCTTGGAAATAATACCAGTACCGGTAATGTTAGTTCGCCTATACAAATAGGTTCTGATACAAGTTGGTATGACATAGCCGCGCAAAGTAGCTCGATAAACGCCACTAAAGAATAATAGGACACCACCATGCCACAATGGAAACAATTCTCCGGTCAGTGGACCGTGACGCAAGCAGCACAAGCAAGGGGCGCAGGTACGTGGCCCGAGTTTCCCGGTGCGCCTACGATTGGTACGGCTACTCCGGCACTTTTAAGTGCTTCTGTTGCTTTTACCGCGCCTGCAAACCCCGGCTATCCAACTACGCTGTCCTACACTGTTACGTCAAGCCCCGGCTCTATTACCGCATCTGGTTCTGCCTCACCTATTACTGTTAGCGGTTTAACTGCGGGCACGTCGTATACTTTCACTGTAACAGCGACTAACGGCACAGGTACAGGTCCGGCAAGTGCGGCAAGTAATTCAGTAGTTCCTCTAGCTCCTACGGAACTTTACGCTTGGGGCAGAAACAATGTTGGAATGTTGGGGATAAACGACAGTATCGATAGGTCTTCTCCGGTGCAAGTAGGAGCTTTGACCGATTGGAGCAAAGTAAAAGCTTCCGTGGGCAACAACCAAGCTATAGCAATAAAAACCGACGGCACACTTTGGTCTTGGGGACCTGGTGGGGGTGGACAACTGGGCCAAAATAATCGAACAAACTACTCTTCTCCTGTCCAAATAGGTTCGTTGACTACGTGGTTGAAAATTGCGTCGGGTACGTACAGCCAAGCTGCAATTCAAACCGATGGAGGGCTTTGGGCTTGGGGAAATAATAGCAACGGTTTGTTAGGTGTTGGAGACTATATCGCAAGATCATCCCCCATACAAATAGGTTACGGAGTATGGAGTGATGTTGCGATTGGAACCTACACTTTGTTGGCGGTTAAAGGTGACGGTACGCTCTGGGCATCCGGAAATAACCAGTGGGGAGTATTTGCTAACGGCACTACTAACTTTTCCTCATCATTGACCCAATCAGGGTCACTCACTAACTGGGGAACCATCTCTATATCTTTCGGTCAGCTATGGGCAGCGTCCGTTAAAACCGACGGCACGTTATGGACTTGGGGATACAATACGTATGGCAACTTAGGTGTAAACGACAGAATTACCCGTTCCTCTCCAGTTCAAGTAGGTGCATTAACAAATTGGAGTAAGATAGAAGTAGGTGCGTTAAGAACCCCAATTGCCTTGAAAACCGACGGGACGATTTGGACTTGGGGTGATAACACTCAAGGCCAAATGGGAGTAAATAATATAACGGGAGCTAGTTCTCCTGTACAAGTAGGCGCTCTTTCTACGTGGATGGATGTTGCTGGTGGTGGATATAACCAGATGGCAACCAAGACCGATGGAACTTTGTGGACTTGGGGTAAAAGTTTCGGTAATTACGGTGTTTTAGGGCAAAACAATACTACGATTAATCTTTCCTCTCCGGTGCAAGTTGGGAGTTCTACCAAATGGCTAGGGGATATTTCTATGTCAGAAAATTTGGCTTTTGCGATTAAAGAAAGCGAATAAAAATAATGAAAAAAATATACTTCCTATCAGGTCTACCCCGCTCAGGTTCTACGGTACTGGCGGCACTGCTACAGCAACATCCGGAGATGCACACCACAGCTACCTCGGGTTTGTTGGATATGCTCGTGGGTACGTTAAAAGCATGGGCCGATTCTCTTAGTCAAAAGTCCAGTACGCAGGACAACACGGTACAAGAGAAAGAAATACAGCGAGTACTAAAAGCCATTTGCGAAACAAAGTACGCCGACGTAGACAAGCCGGTAATCCTCGACAAAGCACGGGGTTGGGCCTCTGAGGTTAACATGCCTACTATGTACAACGTGCTTGGGTACAAGCCTAAGATTATCGCTACTGTACGTAATGTCGAAGACTGCGTGGCCTCTATGGTGCGTGTAGCAAAGCCCGACAATCTTACTGAATTCTTGCGTACTTCTGACCTTGTGGACCACGTAAAGCAGTCGTATCAAACCCTGCTTGGCGCACATAACTTCTCACAGGAGTGCATACACTACGTCGAATACGAAGACCTAGTAAGCAAGCCTGAAGAAGTGCTGCGTGGTATTGAAGAGTTCTTGGAGCTTACGCCCCATACTTATGATCTGAACAACGTCGATGCCTCCAACCTGCAAGAGAAAGATGAAGAAGTTTGGGAAGTAAAGGGCCTGCATAACGTCCGCAAGAAGCTTAAGAAAGCCGATACCCTGTCTGCCGAGGACACTTTAGAGCACATGTACCGTGGCTTTGTTCAGCCGCGTTTTTGGCGTGGCGAGCAAACTTCTAACCTGCCCGTACATCAGCTTGATATTATGCTATCTCAGGGCCTTATGGGTAACTTGGACGAGGCGGCTAAGATTGGTGACGAGCTTGGGTTTAGAGAGCCGCTGAATGACCGCGCTGCCTTTAACCGTGGTTGGTACGAAATCCGCCGTGGTAACTTGCTAGACGGGCATAGGTTGATCTTTAGAGGGCGGCATGAAAGCGTCTTCGGTAATCCTCCGCCCAGAGTACCCACACCGATGTGGGACGGGGTAAGTAAGGGTACTATTTTACTCAATATGGAAGGTGGTCTGGGCGACCAGATACACTGCGCCGGTATGATCCGCTACATGGTCAAGAAGGGCTGTGACGTGATAGTAGCCTGCTCGGGTTCCTTGGCTACGCTGTTTAGAGATATGCCGGGTGTTCGCGCCGTAGTACAGCAAGAAGCTGCGTTTGGCATAGTGCATGACTTTTGGGTACCGGCTATGTCTGCGGTGTTACCGTTGCAGCTTCAATACGCCGATGTTGACGGCGCTGCCTATATTAGTAAGCCCGAGATGCCCAAGAACAAAAAGTTCCGTATTGGCTTAAGATGGCAGGGTAACCCACAGTTTGAGCATGAGCAGCACCGCCTGTTTCCAAGCGAGATGTTGTTTGACGCCGTTAAGGGTGCCGATGCCGAGTTTATTAGCCTACAGCGTGACGAGGGTGCTCAGTACAAGCCCAACTGGGTTAAAGATGTGACATTAGACCACTGGGAAGATACCCGCATGGCTGTAGCGTCGTGCGACCTTGTGGTAACATCCTG